TCGTCGTACCTCCTTGATTTTCTTAGTTTGCCAGTGCCTTGGCGCTGTAGCGTGCGCTGCAGCTCTCAATGCGCACCATGTACTGCTCGCTCAGGCGCTCGGCGGTCTTCACAGCCTTCCAGCCCACGGACGCGCGCTGGTTCAGCGGGTCATCGCCGTAGCCCAGCTGCTTCACGATGTGCTGCATGCCGCCGCCCTCCAGCTCGGTGGTGGCGTAGGCGTGGGCACCCAGCACCAGGGTGCTGAACACCGCCAGGCCGCTCGGGCAGCCGGTGCCCTTCCAGATCTTTGCTTCGCTCGACACCACAAAGCGCACGTTGTTGATCTTGCCGATCTCGCCGTTGAAGATCTCTTCCGGGGCCGCGTACTTGTGCGCCTCGATCCAGTTCGGGTCCTTGCGGATGTCATAGCTGGTGTACGGGTGCACGATGGCCACATAGCTATCGCCGATGGGGTCCGCGTTCTGGGCCTGCAGCATGGCCACCGCCTGGTCGATCAGGTCCACGGTCAGCTGTGCGGTGGCGTCCAGCGTTGCGCGGCTGGTCACGGCAGTCTCCACGCCGTCCGCCACCTTGGGCGCGTAGATCACGTTCGTGCCGCCGTTCAGGATGTCGCGCACCACGGTGTCCATGGTGCGGCCGCCCTGGCTGGCCAGAATGTTGGTGGCCTGCACCACGTTGTTGTCAATGGCGGTCAGGTCCAGCATGTCGGTCAGGGGCACCCAGCCGCCGTACTGGTGCACCTCGGCGGTGATGGTGGTCACGTTCAGGGTCTGGCCTGCCGGGGTCACGCCTTCGGTCAGCGGGGTGGTGGCCTTCGGCAGGCTGTCGTACCGGCGAAACTCAATGGTCTTACTGTTGTTCGCCGGGATCGGGTAGCTGTCGCCGAACTGGTCATGCACCAGCGCAGGCTCTGCCAGATCCAGCAGGGTCTTTTCGTAGTAGGTCTTCATCTCGGCGGTCATGCCGCCGGATGCGGTGGTATTCTGCAGCTGTGCGCTTGCATCCGCAAACATCTGCAGATCCAGTCTCTTCTCAGTCATCTGTTTGTCCTCCTTCAAGGTTTTTATCTTCTCACGCCCGTTGCGTGGGAAATCTCTCACAGCACGATGCGCTCTCCGCGCCGTGCCCGCTTTGCCAGCTCGGCCCGCTGCTTGGCGGTCATGTGCGCCACGTCCACCTTCATCTCGACCGCGCCGCCGGGGTGCGCCCCGTTCTCGGCCGGCCGCTGTGCCCTCTGCTGGATCCGCGCCGTCACGCCCTGCTCCACCTGCTGGGCCGTGCGTGCCGTGCTTGCCTCCATCAGCTGGTCAAAGTAGGCGGCCCGGTACGCCGCTTCCAGCCCGATGCCGCGCCGGATCATGTCCGCCACGCTGGGGTTGTTCAGCACCTCGTCCAACTCAAACGCCGGGTACTTCACCTTCAGCTGGGCCGCTTCCGCTTCCCACTGGGCCCGCACGGCCGCCGCACGCTGCTGGTGCTCGGCCGCCTGCCGGACCTGTTCGGCCCGCTGCTTCTCGGCGTTCGCCCGCTGCAGCTCGCTTTCCATCCGGTCCATTTCCCGCGCGGTCTTTACGCTGATGCCGCGCTCCGCTGCCAGCGTCTCATAGTACTCGTCGTTCTTCACCTTCCCGTTCTTCACGGCCTCGGTCAGGGCAGCCAGGTTGTCCGCGCTCTGCACGTCGATGCCATACGCCTCGCCCAGCGCGTCCATCAGCCCCTTCACCGCCGGGTTGTTCAGCACGTTCTGCACGGCCATCTCCGACGCCCGCTGCAGTGCCTCTTCAAACTCGGCTGCGTACTCGCCCTGCATCAGCTGCCCAAAGGCCTTGCGCTTTTCCGCCGGGTCCGTCGGCTTTTGCTCCTGCTCGGGCTGTCCCTGCTGCGTCTCGGGCTTCTCTTCGCCGGGTGCTTCCTCTTTACTCGGCTCCCCCTTTTGGGGAGTTCCGGCGTCCGCGCTGCCGTCGGCGGACGGTGCCGGTGCGGCCTTCGCCGCTCTGCCCGGTCGGCTGCGCTTTGCCAGCCGCTCCTGTGCGGGGCGCAGCTCCGGGGCCTGCACCGCCGGGGCCGCTTCCGCCCCATCGCCAGCAGCACCGCCGTCTCCGCCGCCTTCTGCAAACAGCTGCAAGTTCAGCTTTTTGTCTCCCGGTTCCTTCAGTTCTTCCGGCTCCTGTTCATCTCCCTGCTGGAGCAGCACGCTTGTTTTCAGGTTCACGTTGTCCGGGTAGTCCTTGGCAATGGCCTCCAGTCCGTCCTTCACAAAGTTCACCCAGGCGTCCACCATGTTCTCCGTGCTTGCAAACGGGGTCACTTCTACCTTCATCCAGCCGTGTCCGCGTTCCACATTGCCTTTCGCAACGCTCCCGCCCTTGGCAGCATTCTCCACCTCGTTTGCCAGCGTCTGCATCAGCACGCTCACGGCTGCACACAAAATGTCGCTGCCGTATACCCCCGCGCCCGCATGGCCTTCTGCCTTCACGGTGTAGTCATTTCTCCCGGTTTTCCATACCGCGCGTATCACTGTTGCTTCGATCATGCCTTTTCCTCCTTCAGCGCAACCTCTTCGATCACTGCCCGGATCTCCATCATTTTCAGGTACAGCCCCATGTATTTCTGCTGCTCCTGCAGCAGGTCAAGCGGACAGCTGTGTTCCGGCGGTTCCGTGCCGGTCCTCGCTGCTGCCTCGATCCGGTTGCAAAAGTCCTTCAGTTTCTCGTACCGGATCTTCGTCTGCCGGTACTCCGCTTTGAAGCGTTCCCGGTAGTCGGTGCTGGTCATGCCCTCAATGGTCTCGTACAGTTCCATGCTCTTTCTCCTTTACTTGTTCGGGTTGTTCACATCCATGGCCCGCTTCGCCGCCTGGCTGGAAAGGCTCCCGCTGCTGTCGCCCACCACGCCGCCCAGGCTGTTCAGAGTGCTGGCCGCCGCGGTCTTTCCTCCGCTTCCGCCCCCGCTGCCTGCTGCCGCCTGCCCGGCCGCGCTGGCCGCCGCACTCACGTTGGTGCCGTTCTGCTGGTCGATGATCGCCGCCATCTTCTGCAGCTGCTGGGCCATCTGCTGCAATTGCTGGTACATCGTGCCGTTCTGGCTCACCCGCTCCCGCACCTTTTCGATGCCTTCAAAGTCCATCATGTCCAGCGCCGCCAGCGCGGCGTCCGCGTTCGCCGGTGCAAAAAATCCCAGCTGGTAGCACTCTTTCGCCGTCTCGTTCTGGCTAAGGCGGCTGAAGGTGCTCTTCTTTGCCGCCGTCACCGTGATGTCAAACACCGGCTCGTGGTCGCCCAGCTGCACACCGCCCACCATGCCGCCGGGCTGCGCCTGCAGTGCCGCGTTGCTAAAAGGCACATACTCCGTGCCGCCGCTTTCGCCGGTGATGCGGTACACCCGCTGCTCGTCGTAAAACTGCCGCATCAGCTCGATCACCAGGTAGCACTCTTTCGCAAAGGCCCGGTATGCGCTCTTCAGCATGTCGCGGCTCAGTTTGCTGCCCGCTTCCTGCAGGGCCGCAATGGCACTGGCTGCCGTCAGGCCGCTGGTGGTTCCTCCCTGGCTCACGTCCCGGTTTCCGCTGATCTCCTTCAGTTCGCTCACCCGGTCATCCCGGTAGGTGATCAGGTTGCCCTGCAGCCCGCTCACCTGCAGCGGCCGGAAGCTGTCATCCGTCAGCCGTCCCACCACATGCACGATGTCCCGGCCAAAGTCTGCCAGCTCTTCCTCGTTCACGCCTGCCGTGTCGCTCAGCACATACCGCTGCTTCGCGGCCAGCTTCACGTTCTCGTCCATGGCGTGGTTCATCTCGTCAATGGCGGTCTGGGTGTCCTTCATCACGTCGATGTACCCAAAGCCCGCCGGGCTGTCCTCTTCCCGGAACAGCGGGTCGAACACAAAGGGGTAGTTCCCGTGGTCGTAAAAGCCCCGATCCTTCATGGCCGGGTTGTTCTCGCTGGCATACAGCACCACGCCGTTGCAGTACTTGCAGTAGTGCAGCACCGTCTGTCCGCCGGGCAGAGCCTTTTTGTAGTACCAGTCCACCACCACGCTCTTGTCGCTGGTGTCCAGGCTGTCGTCGTGGACGTACTTTGCCACGTCCAGGCTGTGGCCGGTGTGTCCCTTGAGCTGTGGGTACTGGCTTTCCAGCTGGTCGTTGTTGGCCAGGCTCAGGCTGAACAGGTTCGGGCTGTCCTGCACGTCCTCCACGCCCGGCTCCCAGTACAGCATCAGAATGTTGATGCTCTTGATGCTGATCTCGCCCAGCCCGCCCCGCGCCGCCGGGTCCCAGAACACGCCCTTCACGCCGGTGCCGGTCTTGAGCTTGCGCCACCAGGTGTCGCTGTAGGCCGTCTCGTAGTCGCACTGCTCCAGCACCGTGGGCAGGATCTTCGACAGCACCTTGGCGGTCTCCTCGTCGTCCGCTGCACGCGGCAGCACGTTCGGCTCCGGGTAGTTGTCCATGGCGTCGGCGTGCTTGTTGGCAATGCTGTTGAACAGCCACCCGCTGCTGGGCGTAGGCTTGCCCGCCATCATCTTGTTCTGGTAGTTCTTCCAGTGTCCCATGCGGAACCACAGCTCGTTTTCGATGATGCGTTTGTCCAGTGCGGCCTTGCCCGCCTTGTACTTCTGCAGCAGGTCGTTTGCCTGCCGCACCTCGTCCTCACCGATCGCTTCCACTTCGTCAGAGGCTTCCTCCGGCCGTTCCGGAAGCAGCTGCACGCCCATCGGCATCTGCGCAGGCTGTCCGCCCTGCATCATCCAGTCCGGCAGCTGCTGGCCGCTCTCTTCCTGTGGTGGGTATCGCTCCGACAGCTGTCGCAGCAGCTCTTTCTCGTCCATCGTCATCGTCTCAAATCCTCATCACCCTTGTGGGGCTCTTGCGCACGTCCATGTCCAACGGGTCATCCTTCAGCATCGGCACGCTCTCGGTCTTGCGCGGGCTGATGGGGTTTTCCATCAGCACATACCGGCACTCGTCGTAAATGTGGTCTTCCTGTGTGGTGTCGATGTCCTCCACGTTGCTCTCGTCGTACACCAGGTTCGGGATGGTCCGGATAAAATGCTTGCAGGTATCGAATACCTGGAACATCGGCCGGCCCTCCGCATCAAAGGCCAGCCGGTAGTGGAACTGCATCTTGCCCGCCAGCCGCGTGTGGTCGCCCGGTGTCCAGAAGATGTAGTTCGGGTGCTTTTCCTGCATCTGCGCAATGCTCTCGCCCTGGCTCTCGTTAAAAATGGC